GGTTACCAACACAAAAGAAGTCGAGCCAACCGAAGGCACCAGAGCCGACAGGCACATTCGCTATCGCAAAACGCTTTAGAGAATGAACTCTCGACTTTACGTACTCTGATGTCCTAAAATAACCTTGCAAAGCAAAGTTATTCGAAGTGTCAACAGAGGACATAATCGACCCTGGTCGGGACACATCAGGGTGAGTTACGGTATACGTAGGAGTGACCAAATGGCCATCATACGCATCCGAGCCGCAAGATTCACGAAACTTTCCAGAATCGTAAGTCTTGTTACGGTTAACCTCAAGACCGAGGTAACTCAGCATACCCTGAAGCGCTTCCCAAGAGTCCATGGGAACGATCATATCGTCACCAAAGACTTGGACCTCCCTTGAGGCCCGACGCACAGAGCCAATATTCACTGGCCGGCCGCGAGCGTAAAGCAAGCAGCCGACGGCGATTATGGCAAAGGCGTAGGACTGTACAGGAAAGGTACACGCCGAACCCATACAAGCAAACTTCCTCAATCGATGGAAAGAGGGAGAGCACTTGTCGATGGATTGAGTAATCCATCGGCTCCGCGAAGCTTGAAGGGCATCGAGTAAGGTTGAATTTGACCTTACGAGACGCTCAACGAGCCAGCAGGAGAGACGATCTGATGCAGAGGACAAGTCCACTGTAACATGCGTCTGTGTATGGGAAGCACTGACCGCAGATTCCTGATTTACCGTCTGATCACGAAAGTGAATAGAAGGAAAAATCGGTGTATTTGCGAGTCGGTTGGTCAGAAAGGCCAGAATAGTCTGCTGGCACCATTGATGAGCTACCGGCTCCGCGGCAACAAGCCGAGGAGTCTTTAGCGTCTTTGGGACAGAGATTAACCTGACTGGGGGCTCATGGTCCGAATAAGAACCATAAGCACCCTGACCACTAACAAAGTTGGCCCACTCGTTCGAGCTTGAAAACCCGAATGAGTCAAGTGGGAAGACTCTGTTAAGCTTAGCAGGCCAGTTTGGAAAGTCATACTTAAATTGAGTATGACGCTGGTCTGCTACGGCACCAGGTCCATGCTTAGCTCCCCACTCGGTGCCGTCGAAGGCACCGATGGTCCCGAAGACGATGTCGGCAACCGATTGGATGCTGTCGTCGAGTCCAGGATTACCGGGGAGGGGGTGACCGTAGATCCCTTCATTGTCGCAATGACGGAGAAGAGGAATACGATCACTAGAGTCACCGTGCCTAGCATCCCCAATATGAAGATGCCTAGCACGAGTAACCCTGAAGTCGTCTTCATCCCAATTAAGGGTTGGAGAGCGAACTTCCCAGTCCGTTCCAAAGAATTCATGAACTTGTTTCCATGTTCGTGAATCGTTACAGGGGACCTTTACCTTCTTAGCTGCATAATACAGCTGACGAAGATATCGGATAGCCTGAACGTCTGGTTCGGCTCTAAGCACTCCAAACGTATCGAAGACGAGAAGTAGCAGCCCCTTGAATAGTCTTGGGATTGCACTCTCCTTCTTGTAGGGCTTCTGTTGAGGAAGCCCTGAAGGAGTTAGTCGTCCGATTGAGAGGCACCGATCAAAGTGCTTCCCAATTTCAGGAAGGTCTATCATAAGAAATGGTAAACCTCTCTGATCGATACTAGAGAGCAAGCGAGACAAATCCCGCTCACAATCATGTCGGAGATCAGGGAAGAACTCGGCAATATCTGAAAACATTGCCGTGTATAGTCCCTGAAGATGATTGACGTAGCTTTTCATGTAGTGATCCTTCAATTAGGGTCATAAACATCTACGGCTACGCTCACCCGTCTCCTAGGAAAGGAGCCTTAGGGCGTTACAAGAACGCCTTACGATTCCTTGCCCAGCAACTTGGCTGCGATACCACCAGCTTTTACCATGTAAAAGCTCATGGCCTCAGACAAGTCGATGACATCTGCCGAGGCTTCATACGGACTGTTACGTACCGTATAAATGATCTCGGTCAGAAGACCAAGCGGAAAGGTAACGGTTGGCTTCAGGAAGCGTTGAAACGTCACAGTGTGACGATCAAAGCCCTGAGTGCCAGCCTTTACGCTGTCCGTCGTGTGACGCACTTTCGCGCGCCACCATACGGTGGCCTCA